GTAAGCTGGATTTGGTATTGAATAGCATGATCCGCACAAAAGAGATTGAATTTGCAAGCGGGTTTGAAGGTGGAAATACTGTTATCGGATTCTCGATATTCCAAAAGGGGTAGACCGATGGAAGTACTGACTGAACATGAGAAAGAGTTGATCCAGATAAAGAAGCAATTAGTCGTAGCCCGAAGGGTGCAGTCGTATCGGATCAATCTTTTGCAGACAAGAGAATTTCACTTGGAAAATTTAATTAAGTTGAACAAAGGTTAACATGTGGCGTATAAGAATGTGGATTGAACGTAACATTGAACTAATTAACATTGCTGGTTTACTTGTCATACTGCTAGCGATATTCTGAAGGGGGTTGGTCATTATGATTATGACAGTACATTTTGATGAGATGATTTTAATATGCTGCGAATTAGCAGACAAAAAACAGGATTTTACCGCAGTCTATAAAAATGGTAATTGGGAAATTGAATTGATGCCTTAATATATGTAACATAGCGTGACTAGCTGACTGCACTGGTATTCTACAGACTGGCCAAGTAGATACGGAGTGACAAACAGTGATCCGGTAAAAGGATCGTTCAACGATATTGCGGAACTAAAGTACTACGTGTGAAATGCCCATTGGGCGGTAGTCCCATAAGTGGCCGAAGAAACTTGAACCAGCTTTTTTATTTTAGGGTTAACATTATGAAAACGTGTACTAATTGTAAAGCTGAACATGAAGCGACACTGGAAAACTTCTATTCTGACAAGCGTAGTTTAGATGGTCTAACCTCACAGTGTAAAGTGTGCAGAAGGGATACTATGCTAAGGCATTATGCCACGATCAGCGGTGACTTGACTGTTAAGTTTAACGCTATGAACAAGAGATGCTCTAAGCGAAAGACGTATGCTGAAAAAGGTATTAAGAATAAGTTTAAAAGTCTCGAACATTTTAGAAGTTATGTCGTAGAAGTACTGAAGGTTGATCCAAGGGGTTTAGTTTGTCATAGGATCAATGACGATGAGCATTACAGAGAAGGTAATATTCAGTTTATTACTAAATCAGAGCATGATAAAATACATGGGGGGTAACATGGAAGAATATAATATACTACCTGAAGAGATGGAAGCATTGAGGAAGTCACGCTCTTATGCGGTACTTCGCAAGGACTTGGAAGAAGAGGGATTAAACCCGGCTACGTCAATGGGGCACACTGCAATTGATTGGACAATTCCTCATAGGTGTCACCAGCCGGATCGTTTGGATGGTGAAGAATTTAATATGTTTGTTTGGATACCAGTAGATATAACGAACAAGACTTGGTTTGTGATCGTAGTAAATACGATTGATTTTGAGTGGTTACATGATCGGAGGTGGTGATGTTAGATAATTTGAAAGTGAGTACGGTGAATCAGGCTATTTGTTGTATCTCGTTGAAGGTAGAAGCTATGTTCCTTGCGGGTGAGAAATATGATTCTGTTAAGATCGTGGATATGATAGAAGTCTTTTGCGATGAAGTTCCCAGTGACCGCTGGCGGGCTATATCAGAAGGCGTAATCGAGCGTTTAGAATATTGGGAGATAATCAAGCCAAATGGAGAAATCGTGCACAAGGTGCAAAGCTGACTATGAGGCTACACTTGAAAACTTTGCACCAGACAAACGGGCCAGTGACAATTTGCAGTCACAGTGCAGGGTATGTGACAGGGAAAAAGTAGCCGAGTACCGCAGAAAGAACCCTAACAGAAAGCAAGACTGGCTAGATGGCAATGAGGAAAGAGCAAAGGCTACTGGCATCAGCTACTATTCAAGTAAGAATGGTGACTTGCACCGTAAATTTAATAATATGAAGTATCGGTGCTCGAATCAAAAGGCGTATGTAGCAAAAGGTATTAAAAATAAATTTAAAAACTTTGAACACTTTAGAAGTTACGTCGTAGAAGTATTAGGAGTTGATCCACGTGGTTTAGTTTGTCATAGACCAGACAACGATGGACATTACGAGGAAGGTAACATAGAATTTGTTACTAGAACAGAGCACAAGAAAATACATAAGGTTTAAAATGATTTACATGATAATCGGAACGTTAATTGTGAGGTTGCTAACTTCACACAGGAGGTTTTAAAATGGCTGTTATCAGAAAGAGCGTTATTGAAGACGCAATAATAGAACTGGAAGAAGTTCAACGAGTGGTTACGATGAAGTCGGCCAATTTTGCTGACCATATCAAGGATAGAATCAGGTTATGGCTAGGCACATGGATAGACGCACCAGTCGCACGTGTTGTTGTTAACTTGAAAGCAGAACTTGATCGGAGGAATAGGTAACATGGAACAGGTAAAGTTAATTGCATCGGCGTATGATTGGACTTGTCCAACATGCGGGACTAATAACTTGGAACCATCGCACACTAGCATAGTACAATGTCAAGGCTGCGATGAGCAATTTGAAGCGGATGATCCAGATCATTGCAGGGGGTAACATGCACGCTTTCTTAGTAGGTGACAAAGTTAAGGTGAAGGTGGCCGGATCACGGTTACAGTATGATAACTATACCGAAGTAACGAAGAATGGCCGGATCGTAAAGATATGCCAGATTCAGGGACAAACAGTTGCTAGTGTGGCTTGGTCAATTGGCCCGGCACTATCAGATGAATTTATTGAAGACTTGGTATTCCAAAAGGGGTAGAGCATGGCGAAGTCAATGACCGTGAAAGACATAGTGAAGGGCTTTATAGGGCTTGCACCATGCGGGCACTATCTGACAAAGGCGAAGTCTAACAATGAAGCTGGATCGTATCGCTGGTCAGAATGGCCCGATGATTGTGGTCCAATGATGGATCGTGAGATTGTAGCATTGAAACGTATGGATGGAACAATCAAATTTTTCGGGAGGTTTGCAGATGGCAACACGAACAATAATTAAAGAGCAGATCAGAAGTGAGATGCTGAAAGAGGAACGCTGTTACCACATTCATAAAATACTGGTCAGCACGTTTAAGAAGTTTGAGGGTAAGAAGATCACGAAGCGAATGGTGACTGCACTGCTTGAGGTGTTGCCCGGCTGGAAAGTTTCTCTTCGCATAGGGCATGGCATGATAAATATCCGGGTGTATCAGTATCATTGGGATGATCGTGAAACGTATTTCTTAGGGTACACTCACGGCGATCATGGTGGTATCTACAGGGAAGGTAACAGTGAAGAGGCTCACAGTGGGTTTGAATATTATTCGACTCGAACAGGTGCATCATGTATGATCCGGGTTAAGCGTGCCAAGCAAATGCTTGCTGATCCTGCTACGATTGGTAGGATAGCCGATAAGGTTGACAAGTTCAAGAAAGCTGAAGAGAATTTGAAAAAGATCACATTCGATTACCGCTATGCAGCGTGGAAGGAATTGGGGTTAAGCTAATGGCAGGGTATTTCATTGACGCAAACGGAACAAGGCACGTGATGACTTCGACACATGAGCAGTATGCGAAGGATCAGCTGAAGGTGAGCTTGGCAAAAGCTATGAAGTCACACGTGCGGGTAGCCATTCATGCAGATCGGTTATGTTTGGAGACTGGCCAAAAGGTTTTGACGATCAAGCAAAAGCACACGCTTACTCTAATCTACCGGGAGCATCATTGCCGGGGTTACGCATCAAGGATAGGTTGCCATGAGTACCAGTCGAACTACTTCGAGACGGTGCGAAAGATCAATTTTCATAAGTGCTACGGGAAATAGCAACTACTAATTTGATACTAATATAATAACTTTTAGTACATGGAGAAAAATATGAAATGTAGCGATTGTATAGTGAATTGTCCCTTGCGTGGACAGGTCATAGAAACCGTTTGCAAGGACTTAGACACAGGCGAGCAGTTACAGGGGGATAAGGCTGAAGAGCAGCCTACGGAGACACAGTGCGTTGGTATGGTGATGTATGAGCCACCTGCAAAGGAAGACCGCAATGAAGCTTGAAGAAGTGAAGTTATTCCTTGAGATGGGTGACAGTTTGAAGCTAAGACTGCACGAACCGCTGAGGATCACGTTCATCTTCTGGCCGGAGGATTATGATCCGGCTAATCCAGAACCATTCGAGCACAGGTTCAAATGTTTGACGACTGGAATTGCTGATTATACTATTGTGCGGGACGATGGGACAGGGTTAGAGCTATTGCGAGCAGCACACGAAGAGAAACAAATTAAATAAATCTTTAATAAAATAACAAGAAAAACATGCGATTACTGAACAATTTGGGAAGGTCGTAGTTACTGTGTAGAGGGGGTATGTTTTTCTTTACGAAAATTTAGGAGTAAAAATTATGCCGAAGGGTAAGTCAAAACGAGATTACTTGAAGAGTGTCTACCGGGGCATGAAGAGCAGGTGTAACGGTGAGCTTGACAAGTCTTCTGGTCGATCATATACTGAAAATATGATATTCTGTTTATTTGAATCAGCCGATGCTTTCATTGATTACGTGCTGAACGTGCTCAAGGTTGACCCAAGGGGCAAGCAGATTCATCGCTTGGACAATGACGGGCACTATGCACCGGGTAACGTAGAGTTTCTAACAGCCGGAGAGCATGGCAAGGCACATAGGGGTAACAGGCACGCACCGTGTCCGAAAAGGATAGAATGCCAGTCGTATACTCCGGGTATGGACGAGAACATTAAGGAGAAATTCTAAGATGGATCAGAGACAAGCAGATAAAACGACTAAACTAATACATGGCTACAGGAGTGGACCAGAGGGCTTGGTCGATACGCAGGGAAATATCACGATGTTTGAAATGCGTGTACTGCGGTGTGTGCACCATGAGTTTAAAGCGATGACACAAGCGGAAGCAGCTGTAGAGCTGGGAGTGTCCCGGCTGAAGATCGTCAGGACATTGGCTAAGTTGGAAGAGCGTGCTAAAACTTGTAGGCCAATTAGAGTAATGTTCCCGGTCTTGACCAAGCAACAGTTCAAGGTTTACACTTGCACTACTAAGCTGGGGTTGGCTACAGCGGATACGGCTAAAACGCTTGGTCTTACTGAGGTAGCAGTTGACAAAATGCTAACTATTATGCGGAGCAAAGGTATGTCAATACCGAAGAGAATAAAATATTTGTCATATACTCCGTCAATGGATAAAGACGTTAAGGAGAAATACTAAGATGGGAGTAAATAACGATCAGCTAAAGGGAGCGAGCAAAGATACTAACCCAAAAGATGCACTCGGAGTTGCGAAAGCTCCGTTCCATTGTGTGTCAGCAAGAGTAATGCTGGAACTTGGGCTAGCAATGATGGAAGGTGGCCGGAAGTATGGCACACATAACTATCGGGCGATGGGTGTCCGTGGATCAGTTTACTACGATGCTACGATGCGTCACATGATGGCGTGGTGGGAAGGTCAGGACATTGATCCTGATAGCGGTGTCTCGCATATTGTCAAAGCCATTGCAGGACTGGTGGTGATGCGTGACAGTATGCTAATGAAAAACTTTGAAGATGACAGGCCAATTAGATTGCCAGACGGATTGAACATTAACGATCTGAACGAACAGGCCAAAGCGATAATCGAGAAGTACCCGATTAGCAAGCTGCCATTCACTGAAGCCCAGAAGGTGCGGGACGAAGAACAGAAGCAACACCCGATGAGGACAGTATCTCAGAAATGCCCAAATACTTACAGCCCTTTGAGCATATGCAAGTGTAGTGCGTGCGAGCTTAGGCGAAAGATTGCAGCCGATGGCATACGGAGGATCGAGCAGAAGGAAGGGCTTGGCAGAGTTAGGGAACCGTGGAACAACTACGAGTGTAGCAACTTGATTAGAGAAGTATCACAGGACTTACCCATAAATGCAATAGCGTCACTACACCAACGGTCTGTACTCGCCATTGAATCACGCATGGAAAAACTAAAAATAGACTATGATAAAAAGGTGGAGCATGAAGAAAATAAAATTACTTATGATAATGTTGTCGTTGGTGGCTATGCTAACCTTGACAGGTTGTGCAAGTGTAGAACGTGTAGACTCAAATGGCACAAAAACCTCTTACCATAGGTTTGGCAATCAAGAAATTGGTAAGCTGGTCATCACTAGTCCGACGACTGGTGTGCTGCTTGAGCTTGAAGGTCAGCGGGCTATGAATGACAAGTTTGTCAAAGAGTTGTCCGAAGGAATAGCCGGAGCTGTTATCGACTTCTGGCGGGGTGGCATGTAGTTGAAGCAATGTACTAGTTGTGGTGGATTGTTTGAAGCGACTGAAGAATATTTTGGAAAGTGTAGCAGGGCATCAGATGGATTACGACCAGAGTGTAGAAATTGTAAAAAAGATAATGACACTGCTTACCGTAATTCGATACCCGGTTATCTTAGGCGAGCGTTCAGCAACATAACCCGTAGATGTTCAGGTCAGTCAGATGATCCACGACATGCGTACTGCTTCAAGCAGGGTATAACTATGGGGTTTGAATCAGCTGATGAGTTTGTCTATTACGTAATGTATATACTTCAGATTGATCCACGTGGAAAACATTGCCATAGAATATTAACGAGTGGTAACTACGAACCGGGAAACATCGAGTTCGTTACCAGAGAAGTGCATGACAAAATTCATGCAGGAATGAGAGCAGTATGATTAAAGCTTACATGAGTCATCCGATAAGAGGTGCACTTAAAGATAAGGCTACGCAGCATGACATGGAGTGCAACTGCAATGCAGCATTGATACTAGCTGAGCAGATCAGGCTTTACATGGCGACTAACTATCGTGAAGTTGACTTTGAACTTTACGTGCCAGCAGAGCACGAAGCATTTGTGAATCGGTCATACCGTTATGGTATGCTTACGGTGCAGCAGATACTTCACATTGACTGCAAGATTATTGAAGAAGACTACAATGATGCGTTGCTGATATATGCACCGTTCGGCCCGCCAGTTGAAGGCTGTTATACTGAATGGGTACATGCCCGCAAGTGTGATATTCCAGTGCTCATTTTTGAGGGCTTGGATGACTTCAAAGATACAATGGAAGCGTACTTGGAGGCTAAGGGAATTTATGAGTAAAAACATTTTAGCAATCGGTGATCCGCATGAGCCAGTGGCCCACCCCGGATACCTTCAGTTTTGTCAGGACTTGTACGCTGAGTGGGACTGCGATGATGTAGTTATCATGGGTGACATAGCAGATATGCAAGCTATTAGTTTTCATGCTGCTAACCCTGAGTGCCCCGGCCCTACTGATGAATACATCTTGACCAAGCGTGCTATTTTACGCTGGCATAATGCTTTTCCTCGGGCGAAAGTGTGCATTGGCAACCATGATGAGCGTGTGATTCGGCTTGCAGAGTCAGTTAACATACCGTCCAAGTATCTTCGTGACTTCAATGAAGTATGGAAGACTAAAGGCTGGAAGTGGGCACATGAGTTTATTATTGATGATGTTTATTATTTTCATGGCACAGGTAACGGTGGAATGTATCCCGCTGCGAACTGCACGAAGAAAATGCTGATGTCAGTGGTCATGGGCCACAACCATAGCAGAGCTGGCATAAGCTGGATCGCTAACCCTCGCACCCGTATCTTCGGTATGGACGTTGGTTGTGGTATCGACGTTAGAGCCTATCAGTTTGCCTATGGTAAGCACATGAAGCAAAGACCGATCCTTGGCTGCGGAATTATTAAAGATGGTATTCCTTACCACGAAATAATGCCATGTGGCAGGGGTGAGCTGTACCATCACTCAAATTTTGAGACAGTTGACTACAGGAAAGACTTGTTCAAAAATTAAAATTAAATGAAATTTTTAGGAGATTTATAATGACAAAATTTGGTGACATAGACGCTGCCAAAGCGAAAGCAAATCTTAATGCACGAGTTAAAACTATGCTAATGTTGTTGTTCCAGATGTTCAGTGGATCACGGCAGAACACAGCGGATAAGATTCATAATTTTATACCGCACCTGAAAAGAACTGATCGTGACTGCGGTTCACTTCCGTTCTTCAGCAAGACCTTTACCTCGCACAAGACGAACAAGGAACATATCTTGCTGACCATGATTAGCATGGTGGTGCAAACGTATTGGGACAGGATCGACGATAAAAAGATACTTGACCTTAAGCTCATCGAAGAATTTGAAGACGTACTAAATGTGCTCGAAGAAATATCAAAGGACAGCATTGATAACTTTGGCGTGTATCCTGTATCGAACCTTCACTTCTCATTGATGAGCAAAGAAAATCTTGACAAGATCGAAGCTGAAGACGCCAAGAAAGAACTTGCCGAAGCTGAGCAGCGGGAAGAGCAGGAGCAGAAGGCAAGAGCAGACGAAGCTGAAGGAAAAAAGCTGATGGCTGCGGAACTGGGTTCAGACGACTCCACTTCACAAGACTCACCCTCTACCCAGTCCGACGAAACAGCGGAGGCTGGTACTGAAGAGCTGGGGAAGCAGTCAGCCGGGGACTTGGCAGAACAGCAGGATTCACACGAAAGCGAAGATACACCGAAGACTGGTGGCGGAGGCAGTGGGAGCGATGAGGTATCTGCTGAAGACGCTGACAACTGCGAAGGTGACTGTGACAACTGTGACAATCCGGGTTGTCAGACTAACCAGACTGATGCTATTGAGCTAGCTGACGATCACGCTGAAGTTGAAGAATTACTAGAAGGCCAGAACACTGAGCCAACTAGATCAGAGCTTAGCGATGAAAACGTTGACGTTGTAATAGCAGCACGGGAAGATAATCTCGAAGGTAATGTTCCCGGTTCGCTAGCCGATGAGAACGGTGGTGAAGTAAATGATGTACCGCCTATGCCTGAAGAAGAAAAAACTGATGATGACGGCGATAGCCAAGAGGCTGTGGTTAGTTAACGAAACTGATTAAGGAATACAGGCCATGACCTATGCCAATAAATTAGACGCTGCAAACTTTCCACAAGATGTACTGATGATTGACTTTGAGAACTACTTCGATACGGAGTATAGCCTCACCAAAATGTCTACCATAGAATACATCGTTGACAAGCGGTTTGAATTTACTGGCGTGGGCTGGGCTGTTTCCCCTAATTTCCATGCGTGTTTTTCACATGATGTAGCGGGGGCGATAAAAGGTTTACAAACCAGATACGGCGACAACCTTGAACGCATAACCTGTAACTTTAAGAACGCACGTTATGATGCAACAGTTTTACAAGAACGATTTAATATAATCCCCCCTTACATTGTAGACATTGACGATTTGGCCCGGCACTACGACTCGAAGATGCGACACAACCTCGCCTCTCTATGCGAGCACTTTAAGATCGGGAGTAAAGGTGACACCATGCAGTTCAAAGGTCTTCACCTTAAGGACATGACACCAGACGTAAAAGAAAAACTCGAAGAGTATTGCCTGAACGATATAAATAAACAGTGCAAGCTCTTTAAAATTTTGATGGATTTTTTAACGTGGCCTGAACTAGAACTACCCCTAGCTCGCCACACACTAGGACTGTATCTGGAACCAAGGCTACAGTTCGACTTTGCATTGGCCGATGAACTTTTACCCAACATGGAAGTTATCCTGAATGATATAATTGATGCTTGCGGGCAGACCAAGAAACTACTTGGTAGTAGAATAGCGATCATCCCTGCTCTTCAGGCTTTACTTCCAGAAGGTGAGAAGGTTCCCATGAAGCAAGGGAAGAAAGAGTTGGTTCCTGCATTTGCCAAAGATGACGAGGCGATGCAGGAACTACTCGTTCATAGGTTAGAACCAGTAAGAAAATTTTGTGAGGCTCGCATTGCTATTAAGTCATGGCCGAACCACATCAAGCGTATAAAAAGTATGATCGCTCAGGCTCATGCGTCTTACGGAATGCTGCGTGTACCACTGAACTATCATGGCTGTCACACTGGACGACCAACCGGGGGAGAGAAAATCAATCTCTTAAATCTGGGCGGTAAAGGCCGGACCGGACAGGGAACGCACCCACTAATATCGACGGTCAGAAGATTGCTGGTTGCACCACCGGGTAAGACGTTAGCAGTATGTGACTCGGCACAGATCGAGTGCAGGTTAGAAATGTGGATGGTTGGTCAGTCTGATTTAGTTATTGGCTTCGAGAACGGTGATGATATTTACAGTGACTTCGCTTCGATCTTATTCGGACGAGACGTAAGAAAACCTACTGATGCTGAGCGTGAAGACATAAATGAAAGTATGATACAGTGGGTGCACGACATGGATTTAATGCGTGGCTTTGGCAAAGATGCTATCCTTGGCTGCGGATATGGTATGGGTGATGAAAGATTTTATCAGAACTGTAGAAAGAATCCTGATCTTAGGCCACTCTTTGATGATGGCACTTACGATTTTAGATTTATAAGCAAACTAATTAAGACATACCGAACCACATACACTAAGGTTCCTAAGTTCTGGAAGCTGATCGAAGGTTACTTTAAACTGGTAATCAGATTTCCAAATGAGTCTGTTGAGTATAAAATACTTGACCAAGTTATGCTGACGTTCTATAATATAAATGGTACTGTCTGCATCAAGCTACCATCAGGTAGAGTTCTTTACTACCGCCATGCTTCTATCGGCAGAGGTGGTAAAATCAAATGGCAGTGGGGTACGCTGTATGGTTCGCTACTAGTAGAAAATATTATTCAATCAGCTGCTCGTGATCTGCTAATGACATGGGTGCTGTGGTGTGAAGACGAGGGACTACCAGTAGTTACTCATTGTTATGATGAGATCGTGGCTGTAGTTGACGAAGACACAGCTGAAGATGATCTTGCTTTGATGTACGAGATCATGTGTACTAATCCTGATTGGGCTGAGGGTATGCCTCTCGGAGCTGAAGGGTTCATAAGTCAATATTATACTAAGTAAGGTGAACTATGGATACAAGAGACAGCAAGCTACTTGAGCATATAAGAGAGAAGTACAAAGATAATTACCCAGAAATTCTTATTAGGATGGCTAATAGGCTAAAGGCACACGAGAGGGACTTGTTCAGAACAAGTGTTGAGCTTTCGTTTATTAAGAACCCTGATACGACAGGTCAGTAGTAAGATAGATAAATAACTTTTAAACTAAGTAAGGTGAGCTATGAAAGCTTTTATGAAAAAAGTAGCAGTGGTAACAGGAATATTAGTAACAGTAGCGTTAACAGTTGTATGCTTTATTGGCTTAGCAGCTATGATTGCGGATACCTTGGAGGGGCTGGGTAACACGAGACTCGGTAGGACCATTGGTGATAAGGTAAGCTATTGGGCTGAGGATATTGATGAATAAGAGACAGAAAAAGAAACGGCGTAAGAGGCATCATGCCCTTGTGTGTAAGCTAATGCGGGTGACAAGAGCACAGATGTCACCTGACGATTGGTGTCCACCGTTTAAAAGGGGGTGTCCATCGCTAGATTAACTAAGGCCCAGAAGATGCACAGACTTGGCAAAGGTATCGTTGATATTATTCATCACGGTAAACCCAAAGGTCGCAAGGACGGATCAGTAGGAACTAAACCGACTGTGCCCTGCGATAATGTCAAGGAAGATGTAGTAATGAAAGAAGTTTCCACGTGGCTCGGTAAGCACCGGATACTTTATGATCGTAACAACACAGGAACAGGTGATATTAGAGGCAATGGCAGGAAGTATCGCTACGGCATTAAAGATGCTGGTGATATTATCGGTTGCTTACCTAATGGTAAACACTTTGAGCTTGAGCTGAAGCGTGGCCGGGGTGGATCGTGGAGCGAAGGACAACAGAAGCGATGTGCTAAAGTAAGACTTAATAACGGGGTGTACCTTTTGATTCATGGTGTACCAGAACTGGTGACAATGTTCTTGCCACTGTTAAAGAAACGGAAAGATATAAGGGATTTGCTATGATACTTTTAAAAATTATGGTGCTGGCATATATTCAGAGCATATCGTTTGCTATTGTATCCAGAGCACGCAACCGGGACAACGTGAAATATCATGTTATAGCTTCTCTGTTTAGCAATAGTATATGGTTCCTGACATTCAGGGAACTGGTGCGATCTGACATGGACAGTGCATTGTTTATACCTTACGTTCTGGGGTCTATTGCCGGGCTGGTGACTGGGGCTAAAATTTCCATGTGGATAGAAAAACTTATTGGGGCCAAGGCTGACCCTATTTTAGCGGAGAATAAAGATGAAAAAGTATAGAGTGATAATGTATAAGGCCAAGTGGTTCGATGACAGCTTGGTAGATAACACGATTGACACATGGACTATGCTGGTCAATCTTCCATACGTAATGTGGAGAGAGAAGTTTAACCTTAAAGAAGTGAAGCGGTTCATCAAGTGGTGCTATGCTCATGTTGAAATATGGGTTCCGCATTACAATAGTCCGATTGAACCTCGTGAAATTGACTGGTGGAACGGACACTGCTATACGTCAACCATGCGAGATGATGAGGACGGAACTACTTTTCGCCCAGTGACAGAAGTTATCTTCGACAAGACCCGCTGGGATTTTGTAGAGTTAGAGGCTGACACGCATGAAGACTTCAGGCTTGCCTTGAAGTGGGCAGCTCAAGAAGTAGCTACGAACACTGGCTATTCCAAAGAGGACATCAAGACATTCATCCCGATTGCCCGGCACTTTGTAAAGAAAAACAAACGTAACATCTGCTCGGAGTTTGCAGATAAATTTATGGTGAAGTGCAAGAACTTTGCCAAGCATAGAATGATGTCGCCACGTAGACAGGCGTATACTATTTTTAAAGAACTTGGTAAAGAGTTCAGATCGGTAGGAACACTATGAATTACAAAAGTATTTTTAAACAGGCCCTCAAACTTATCAAGGCTTACATGGCTGGTAAGCGTGGGCAAAAACAAGTATCAGGTGTAGCTAATTTGTTCGGTGGCATGGTTGGTCAACTGGACGCTGGCATCAGAGAACTTGAAGACGCTAAGGCGAGTCTTAGTGACCGCATTGACGAGCTTACCTTCGAGCAGGACGAGCTGGATCAGCAGTCTGATGCTGCTGTGAACCTTCGCAATAAACTGAAGGAGCTTACAGCATAATGGTGAAACGCACATGGAAACTTTCCGCATCATTTATAGCGGCTTTCAAAGCATGTGCCTTCCGCTGCTACGTTCAATATGTACTGGGAATCAGGATCATAGAAGAGGCTGACACGCTCCGTATGGGGACGAACTGGCATAAGGTACTAGAAGTGGCTGACATGGATACAACGTCACCATGCCCCTCGTGCTCGCTGAATGGGCCTGATTCTCAGTGCAGCTTGTGTAATGGCACGCTGAAGGTTATTGAAGGCCAAATGAAACGCATCACAGCAGACTTAAACGATGCTTATGAAATTAAACCATCTAGCAAATCAGATGAAGACTGGGCAGTAGAGAAAGAGAAAATCTGGATAGCCTACAATGGATATAGGCACTACTGGAAAGACGATGATAGCGAGGTTATAGCTGTAGAAGTCAAGTTCGAGCTGCCACTGTACGGGCCAAGCGGAAAAGCGTTGCCGGGTGTGGTAGTCGTGGGCATGATTGATAAGTTGCGAAGGCATCGTGATTCTGGTATCGTCTTTGTTGACGAGCATAAGTCTACCAGTGCACCTATTGATAGTGACTCTACTTACTGGGCTAAGCTTAACCTTGACACACAAACTTTGCTTTACGTTTACGCAGCTCGTGAGCTTCAGAAAGTTGGAGCACTAGAAATCTACGGGATCAAAGCTACTGACCCGCTGATCTGCGAGGCCCGGTATGATGTGTGGAAAAAACCTACCATCAAAGCTAAGATGCTAACGCAGGGTGAAAGCAAAAAGTTTGTTGCCACTGGTGAATACATGACTGACAAGTTCGATGTCATTGAAGATAATCTTGGCACTATCACTGTCAACCGTGTAACAGCGGAGACTAAGGCTGGTGCTAAAGAAGGTACGTTCCAGATCAGAGAAACAGCAGAGATGTACGGTGCTAGATTATTCCAAGACATCTGTGCCGCACCGGAGAAGCATTACGCAAGGCGTATCATAGCTCGTACTGATTCAGAGATTGAACGATTCGAGCAAGAGTTAATTAACATTTATAGAACGGTTCAATTTTTGAACAAGGAAGATAGGTGGTGGCATAATGAAGCACAGTGTGAAGCTACTTGGAAATGCCCTTATATTAGTAGTTGCTATAACGGTGTTGAACTTGACCCTAGTAATCCCCCCGAAGGATTCAAGTGCATCTACAAACGTAAAGACGGAGACGCAAATGAAACTGATTGATGATCTTAAGACACTCTTCAACACGAAGAACCAGAGAATAGCTGACCAGTTTAGAATTATAACTGACCAAGCTAATCGCTTGGAGGTGTTAGAAGTTAAAATGAATCAGCAGGACGATGACTTTATTACCCTTGCGGAACACCACGATAAGGACATGGTTGACTACGGTAAACTGGAAGCAGACGTGCGGTACTACAAGGGCAAGTTTGAAGAAGAGTACACGTACCGCCAGCGGCTTATCGAGAATGGGCATACTGTCGATCCTGAAACTAAAATGTGTGCGTTGTCTGAAAAGCTCAGGGTAATCCTGTTCGACGTGGTTCGCATGTATGTAGAATTGGAGAAGGAGGCAGCTAATGAGTCCAGAACAACGGATTAAGCACGAGTTCCTTTTGATGCAGGGTAAGCTCGGTGAAGACGAACAGTTCTTTCACTTTGACAAGTGCCCGGAGATTTTAGACGGTGCTTACCAGTTGACCTTTGATGCGTTACACTGGCTGTGCATCAGTGATAAGGAGATGAAAGAAGTTGCGTTCCAAACCCAGCTGGGCAACGACTCTTTCAAGGCACTTGTGCTGCGGAAGATGCGACTACTGTGCCACGAGGCCAAGGAAAAAATTGATTCACTAATTATGCTCTTAGAAACGGAGAAGTCTGATGCGAAAACCAAGAATATCGGGACCACCGAAAGCGGGTAGTGGAGTTGCGGCTGCTCCGGCTAAGCCAGCTAAGAAGTTTACAAAAGGTACGAGTGGTGGAAATCATGGTAAGAAGTTTCTTTTATATGCTGGCTCAGGGATGGGTAAGTCTACTTTGGCTGCACTCGCACCAAGCCCAATCTTTATTCCATTGGATGATGGCACTGCTAACCTTCGTGACCCTTACACTGGGGACAAGATTATGCAAGTCAACGATGTAATAACTTTCGGTGACACCAGAGCAGTTATCCAGCAGCATGATTTGTTTGCCGATCACGAAACTGTTATCGTTGACACGGTAACTAAGCTGGAAGACATGAGCCATCAGTATATGTTCGAGACTATCCCGCATGAAAAGGGTGGCACTGTAAAGAGCATTGAAGGTTATGGCTTTGGTAAAGGTTATCGTCACTTGTACGACACCATGAAATTGTTCTTGCAAGACGTTGATGCTTTGATTAGAACAGGAGTGAACGTAATCCTGATCGCTCAGTGCACGAGTCGCATGATCCCTAACGCAGCAGGTGAAGATTATCTCTGCTACTGTCCGAGATTATATCAGGGCAGTAAGGGTACACCTTCCGTTGAAGAGCTGTATCGTGAATGGGCCGATCATGTTCTGTTCATTGATTATACATCTACGGTTGTCAAGGACAAGAAGGCCAGCGGCGATACGACCAGAGCAATCTTTACGCAAGGTGAACTTCACTTTAGGGCGAAGTCACGTGTGCTAACTAGCGGAGAGTCAGTGCCACCAGTAGTTACTTTCGATGCTATTGATGACGACTCTATATTCCAATACATATTCCCAGAGGGAGACGAAGATGCAGAGAATAAATCTACTGTGCCCGACATACCGCTGGAAGAGTAGGAAGATCGGACGTAACGAACCTTGTCCCTGTGGTGCTACTAAAGAGGTTGCTGATACAGCTGCTATGAGAGACGTTTTTAGCGTAGCTGCTGACGGTGACACAGTTGCAATCGTGACGAAGCAGGTTCCGATTAAGTACAAGCATTGTCATGGTGACACTGAAAACATTAAGAAAGCTAATAAGATTCAGAACTTTCTCAAAGAGCATTTTGTTAGCCTACTGAATAAACCTCGTAAAGTCAGCAAGTTGCAAGCGTTGGCTACAAAATTTAAGTCTATTTTTAATAAGAACAGGAGTAAGTAATGAAGGCACTTGGAAATTTTAGAGGGACCATCGTTGATGCTGGTGTTGCTGTTACTAGTGGTGGATACCCACAACTTGTAGCAAAGGTACATGCCGATCAGATGTACGATGAAGAAGAAAAGAAGTGGTTCGATTGGAGTGAGTTCGAGTGGGACAGTAACGAGGATAAGGATCGTTCTATCGTTAGTTATAATGTTCTGTTCGGTAAGAAGGGTTGTACCCTCAGCGGCGATCAGGTTAAGAAGATCACTGGCTGGGAAGGTGACTCGTTCGCTTCACTTGCTGCTATGGACCTTGTTGGTATGAAGATTCAGTGGCGTAATGAAGAGGATACTTACGATGGTAAGACCAAAGTTCAGGTTTCGTGGATTGATCTTTACGATGCTGAACCCGGTGGCACTGTTCGCAAGCTCGATGACAAGGGCATCAAAGACCTTGATGCTAAGTTCGCTGAGTTCCTCACCAGTACGGTCAAGGCTGAGAAAGCTCCGGCTGGTGGTCGTAGAAAAGCTGCTGCTGCACCTGCGGAAGAGCCTAAAAAAGGGCCTAATGACGTACCTGTAGAAGAGCCTAAAGAGACTAAGCCTAAAACTAGGGCTGGTCGTCCGACGAAAGCTTCCAAGGCTGCTGCTGCTAAAGCTGCGGAAGAAAAAGCTGCTAAGAGTGAGCCACCTTCTGCACTGCCTGAAGCACCTGCGGAAGAAGAGCATGGAACAGAGGAAGTAGATGTGCTCGAAACCAGCGGACCTTGCACTAAGCAAGAGGCATGGGCAGATGTTAATGAGTTGAAGTCAACGAATACGTCTGACTCTGAACTGGCTGCTGAATGGTTGAAACAGATCAAAGCCATTGCACCCGGCAAAGAGCATAAGGACATCTCCGGGGAAGAGTGGGGTACAGTTCGTGCCGCAGTGCTTGATGCTACTGCTACATTTTAATTAAGGGAATTTAATAGTGAAGACTAACAAACAACAATTAGAGCAATTGCATGATCTATGCCGAGAAAATATATTTGACAAGGCCATCGTTCAGCCGTTAGCTGAAGAGCTGGGTGTTAGTATAGATTCACTATTGAGGTTAGGTATCGGTTGTCGTCCCGGTGACGGCGACCGTACCTACACCTTCCCTGTCAGAACTGGTAAGGGACAGCTGGTAGGAATTAACAGGAGATTTATCAATGGATCAAAATGTTTTGTCACAGGTTCAAAGCATGGCCTCTACTACGACCCTGAAGCTAACGCCACTACAGCAGATAATGTGGGATCATATAAAGGAAGCTTCATTAGGCTCACTGACGCAGGAGTTAATTGCCCGATATGCGGACGTAATGACTGGTGCATGGTATCAGAAGATAACCCTAACGACCCCGCCGCTGCAATCTGCGGAGTCACCGAAGAGGGTTCAGTTAAGCACATTGAAAACAGCGGATATTTACATATCCTCAAGGAGTCGGGTGACTTTTCCAAGACTGCCGTGGCTGGCGAAGCAGAAGGCGAAACAGGTGAAGTTGTCTTACTCACAGAGGGCCTTAGCGACACAGCAACGGGTTTCGATCTTGGCTTTGAAACAATCGGAAGAACGACTGCACTTTGTGGAGTCAAAGAAATTCCCGCCGTTCTACGTGGACGTAAGGTAAGAGCAATAGTGATCGGAGATAATGATACTGATCCTAAAGCAAAAGAAGTAGGACAGCGTGGAATGAAGCGTGTGGCTGAGGCGTCTATAAGAGTATGCACCAGTGTAATTATGGTTCTGCCGCCACCTGAGTATAAAGATTTTCGTGAGTGGTACGTTACCGCCAAGCTAACTAAAGATCAATTCATGCAGTGGGTTAAAGCTCACGGTGTAGTTGAAGAGGGACAAGATACGTTGTCAAGTGACATCGCTTTTGACATAGCTAATGCGTGGCTCAAGCAGTATCACTTTGAAGATGGACTGCCTACGTTACGAGTTGACAAAGGGCAGTGGATGGAGTACGACGAGAACCATTACAAACTTATTAACATAGACTCGGTACGTGGTGAGCTTTACCGCCACCTTGAAGGAAAGAACTGCATTGTTAACGAAGCAGTAGTACCGTATAAAACTACGAGAGCTAAGGTCACTGATATAACTGATGCCCTTAACGGACTTTGCCTCACGGATCAGGACGCTCCATGCTGGTTAGAAGACCGTGGGTTTCCACCAGTTACAGAAATCATACCATTTAAAAATGGAATACTTGACGTTAAAAAGTATATCGAGGGTGAGGTTGTGCTTTACGATCCTACACCTGCGTTACTTAGTAATCATATTTTACCATACGATTTTGACGAGGATGCTGACTCGAAGCTGTGGCGTTCTTATGTCAATGAGATTTTTAACAACGATACCATGAGTGTTGATCTACTCGCCCAATGGTTCGGGTACAATTGTGTACCAGACATGAGCCATGAAAAGATGATGCTATTCACTGGACGACCACGATCAGGCAAAGGTACTGTGATAACAGCTTTGATGAGTATGCTTGGCCGGGAACAATGCGTTAGTACAAGTTTCCAAAACCTATGCTCAGAGTTTGGATACCAACCGTTAGTAGGTAAACTGTCTGCGATACTTGGCGATGCCAGAGTGCCCAAGCATTCACAGTCACATAAAGCCTTAGAGAAATTGCTGCAAATAATTGGTGGCGATCCGGTAGGTATCAGGCGTATGCACCGTGGAGAATTAGGTAGTACATACTTGACCTGTAGATTTACAGCTGCAATGAATGAACTTCCTGATATACCAGACAGTGCAAATGCGTTAGGTCCGAGAATGAATATCCTTGAGTTCCCAAATTCCTACGTGGGCAAAGAGAACAGAGGATTAAAAGCACAGCTAAGCAAAGAAGCTAGCAGCGGTAAGCTAATCAAGTTCGCTCTTGATGGGTTACGTTTACTGCATCAATGCGGATCGTTCTTAGAACCAGAGAACTCTAAAGCACAACACAGGCAGATGGTCGAACTCGTACAGCCCATGTCAGCTTTCTTGACTGACTGCTGCGAGATGATGCCACCCGGTGACAGCGAAGAAGATTATCATGTCAGCAAGCAGGAACTTTATGACGTATGGGTAGGCTGGTGTGATGAAGCAAGAGTCGAACCCAATAAGATGACCGTATTCGGTAGGCGTGTTACTCAGGCGTGCCCCAATGTTGGAACTAAACAGATTCAAATTGAAGGCAGAAGACACCGAATGTACCGGGGTATCAGGGTAGCTAAGTGGGCTAAGCAAGCATACATGGGGAGATAGTATGGATACAAAGATTGACAAAAGGGAAGAGTTACTTTCATTCGTCGTCCGCAGAATCGTATATGTTTATATTAAAAGGGCGATCAACGATGGACCAGTAGAAAATCTGGGTGCGTTCACTAGAATAGGTCCGAACAAAATAGCTAAAGGTTGGATCGTTAAAGTGACCACCCGGACAAAGCGGGACGTTTACATAGGCGTAAGCGTTAGCACTCTGGAAAGAGGTCCAGCTGGCTACGTCTTAGACTTAATAGAAGAAGTTTGCTGGGCGGGCTGGTGCGGTGACAAGTACCCTGACAAGAAACTTTACGCAGGGGATAACCCGGAGCTGTATGCTGAACTAAAGAGAATGGAGATTGAAAATGAACTTCAAGCCGAAGACGACTGATTACTGGACGCTGCAAAAGTGCTGCGATTATATCTATGAACTCACCAACATAAAGCGGTTGCCTAATACATTGTTAGTGTGGCACAGAAAAGGATTGATCGGGCAGCATGGTAAAAGGATTAAGCTTAAAACCGTAGTGCGTATTAAACGTAGGTACTGCACACAAATATGGCTGGACCATTTCTTGAAGGAGATTGGCTAATGAATATCACAACTGTATATATTATAGCCACTGAGCTTACGATCAGTCTTAATTTCACTGATGACCTTGAAGCCTTGAGCAACTTGGCAGAGCTACAGAATAATATCATCTGGTGCAATGGTGGCAACAGCAGAGTAATAGAAATTGGTCAGGTAAAAGAATTACTCAGGACCGCCACGCTATTCACGCAGCTCTTGGACGAAGCGGACGTAAAAAAAGGGCCACCACCCCAGCATAGAATTTACTGGGATGATTGCCCTGAAGGTCAGCCTGATTTTACCAAGCTGATTAAAGAATAAAGCTAACGACCAGAGTGATGAAGCCAGCATACATCACCAGTCGAATTTTAAAGTGCTCGCTAAGATGGCCATCTAGTTTGCGACCAATCTCGTCAAGCTTAGTGTCAATCTTAGTGAGCAATGTTTTTTCTTTTGTGTTCATAATTAGTATTTCACCTTTACTTTATTATCTTTCTTCTTATTAGATTTCATAGAGTACTCGCTCCATACTAGTCTTCGCCAATCTTCTGTCTCACCAGTGGCCAGCTCCCATGCTCCTTCGGCAGTTTGAATTGCTTGGAGTGGAACCTTGCCGCCTGTCCATGCCCCGGTAGTGCGAGCAGCTGATGTAATTATCTTTGACGGATCGCCTTGCTTGATAGCTTGAACTAGTCTACCAGCTTCTTTAAACGGTGTCTCTGCAATGTTACCGCTGCGTCCCCATTCACCAGTAGCGATGTTAAGAACTAACCCGCCGATGAATACAAACGGTGACAACAGATAAGCACCAAGGTCTTTAGCTACTTCACCAGCTGATTCAGGTGGCCTACCACGTGATACCATACCTAATAGCATAGCGGGTAGCACTTGTGACACCAACAATCTGTAACTGGCTTCAGCAACATTGATCTTTTTAGACTTAGCTTCACCTAGAATGTTATGCCATAAAAAGTTACCGTTCTGGTTCACCTGATTCTGAAAGATCGTCATGGCCTTAGCAAGTTCGCCGCCCCTAAAGAACATAGGCAAATCAACTGCACTTCCCATAGGCTGCGTATCCTGAATTATTCCATCAGCAAATTGTACTGACTCTTTTTCATTCATGCCCTGACCCTGTGCCAGCTGATAGCCTGACCACCATACAGTAGTAGTAGTCCATTTGTCAATTGCCTGTGTCATTTTCATAGCAATTGGTGAAAGACCCTTACCTTTATAAAACTTCTGAAGCTGCTTCTTATCGTAAGTAGCACGCAAGTCACGATCCCAATCACGGTTCTTAAGCATCTCTGATTTACCAGTTGCTAATTCTCTGATCGCAGTGTAACCACCGGGCTTACCCATCTTAGTCATGTTGGCAATTACCAGAGGGACCATTTTAGGATCAACAGCCATGCCAGTAAGAAGCGAACCACCCTGTTTCAGAGCAGTTGTGATCTTAAAGCCTAGCACATAGTTTACACTACTGGTTCTCAGTGCTCTAATCATAGGTGAAAAAGCACTTGAGTCATAAGCTGCTTTGCCCCGCACAGAATCTTGTAGCCACTGTTGAAAGATTTTTGCCCCATGTCCATACGTCACGTTGTTCAGGTTATGTCTGAATCCCTTGTGGTTCAGCATCGAACCTACCTTGTGAGCGATAGGGGCCATGACTTTGAAACGTTCAACTGAACGAGCAGCACGAGCATGGATCGCAAAGATGTCCAGTTCTATTTCTCGCTTCGCACCTTTTTGTCTTTTCTTGGTACGCTCCTTGCCGGGTATGATTTTCTCACCACTTACAACTTGCGTTAGTCCCTCTAAAAAGTCGGGTGCTTCTACTTCGTCCCGGTCAGTTATGAAAGCGGTAATATAATTATCCTCTTTGACCAGACCTTTAATGCCTACGGCGTTAGCCACTGCTTCAAATTGCGGCCACTGTTGTTCAAAATATGTAGAGATCAGATCAGCTACATATTTTTCTTTCTCATTAGCTTCTACTGACTCAACGATCTTTGCAATTGTAGCTTCGTCGAACATCGAGGATAAATGGCTAAGCGTTTTTTCATTCTTCGCTAAAGCATAAACACCGATACGTTCGGACGTAGCCAGCTTGTCATCAATTCCAATATCAATAACTTCAGTCATCATTTGCGAAGCGTCGATACCTTCTTCTTTTAACAGCTGGCCAGTTTGCTCCATGATAGCAGTGAAATTACCCACTGCGTTAACGTCACCTCGTTTAACCGGGTTGAAAATGTTACGCATGAACGGGCCATTGTCTTCATAGTTGTCCAGTGCACGTGTTACCCTTCTCATTCTAGCCTGACTCTGGAAATAATATGACGTTGCTGACTTCATCTTATGCCACACCTTCCTAAGACCAGAGAACATTCTACGATCACGAGAAGTTAATGCTGGCTTTTGATTGCGTTCCCGCATCTTAGTCATCATCTCACCTACTGGCGTAATGTCCATGCCTTCTACATTCAAGCCTAAGTCCTTAGCCTCTTTCTCAAGGACCATCATTACCTGTTCACGCTGAGCAGGAACCATATCTTTCATAGACTCTTTGCCAGTCAACTTCTTATTCAATGCCCGGCTTTTAACAATATCATAGCCAAGAAGATCAGCCAAGTTGTGAGCACGATCCATAACTTGTTTCTTCGACAAGCGTTTACCCTCGATGGGTTGCTCATCTCGATCAAGTAAAGCTTTAGCATTAGTTCTGTTCTTAGCCAAGAACATTAACTCTTGCTCTTCAGCATGTGAAGTTTCTTTCTTCTCACTAAGCTGTCTGAATCTTATCTCAGCTTCATCAAGTTTCTGTTGAACCTTATCCATCGAAGTACCACGCTCAACTGCGACTGCGAGTTTATCAACATCAGGTTTAATCTGTACTGACGGTTGAATAATCTTAGCAGCGTCAACTTCTCCTTCAGGCTTTCTCAGCATGATAATTTCACCAGTCTCAAGGTTATAAGTTGAAAGCTCATTGTGCTCTTCACCTAGTGCAATAGCATCTGCTTCAGTTCGTGCAACCTCAACTACCTCAATATAAGTCTTACCTTCCGCCTCGTCAAACCATGTACCTATCTGACGGTTGGGTAAGCCCAATGCTTCAGCGTGCTCCATCTCAAACTGTTGAATAGTCTCTGGTGTAATTTCTTTGCCATCGAGAATCTCTTCCTCTCCAATTCCAACTGGGAAACCTTCAGTGATAACACGACCAGTACGTTGATTGATTGTTGACCCACCATTTTTATTATGCTCTTCAGATATAGACTCAGTAACTACCAGCTTGTGAGCTAAAGAAATTGGAACACCTTCACTGATTTTAAGAGCCATTGATCCAGCTTGCTTGTTATTATAGCCAGCACTTTCAAAGTCCTTAACTAACTGTGGCCCCTTCTGCCCTGTCTTAATATCAACAGCTGCACCGGGGATCGGAAGTAATGCCATAGACACAGCTGATTCTTTAGCAGTTCCCCAGAGCCTACCCGCACGCATTCGTAACTCTGACGGAGTGATCTGGAAACCTTCTTTATTAAAATATTCAGCTAAGTCTTCAGCGATAGTAATGATACCTTCCTGCACAACTTCTTCAGCTACTTCAGATGTGAGTGTAGTACCATATTTTTTACCAGCCTTAGCTAATACTTTAGCCATTGTTTTGCTGATAATCTTATTCGCACCCTGCCGGATACCGGGGATCAGGTGATTCAATTGCATCTGTTCAACCAGTGCGTAAGGAATAGCAGCCATGCCAGCTATCAATTCAGCTGATTGCGAGTCTACATCGTTGTCCCGCATGTTCATCATCATTGATCCAGCACCCTGCTTGTACCACGCCAGCGTAGAACCCATCTTAAAACCGATCAAAGCACCACCGGGCACAGTGATAAGCTCTTCGGGAGCTGCTACTTGTGGTCCTAACTGCCCCGCCACTGCCGCCATAGTCGCACCAGCCGCTATATAAGCCGCTGACTGCTTACCACCCTCAATTATACCGGGTAAGATGCTAGCGGCCCCATACGTCATCCTACGCAGCAGACCAGCATCAGGAGCAATAGGATCGAGCTGATCCTCTGCCTGTGACTTACGATGTTCATTGTATATTTTGTCAGCTCCTGCTCGATCACCCCGGAGAATTGCATCATAGTAAGTTTGATCCGCTTTAAAGCTCTGCCCGCCCCGCCGATAGGATTCTTTAATATTGGCAAAGTGACTCCTACTATTACGGGTAGCACCAGAGTTAATCCACTTGTTAGCTTCACCACTCGAAACAAAAGTCTCTCTTGTCATCGCACGAGCAGTTGATCCGCTAGGTGTAAAATCTTTGACAGTGCTAAAATACTTTTTGTAAGCAAAGTCATTCATCTCATTAGTATGGCCAGTCTGCGGTGGAACAATTTTCTGCTCGACAAGATTACTCTTCCAAGCTTCGTACCCACTCTCTTTAGGCTGGGCCTCAAGTCCTGCTTTCCAATCTTCATAGCTCATAATTTATTTCCAATAACCTAGTTTTTGTCCCTGTGCATAATTTTCAGGTGAGGGGCTAGCTTCTAATTGTTCTTTGGTAGGAGCTGCTTTCTGTGCGGGCTGACTTTTGAACATTGTCTTACGCACTGCGGTTCCAATCGGAGTAGATACTGCACGACTCGAAGGAGGCACTAAACGTTTGCTCATTTCTTTTCCAATCCTGCCTCTAGCTCGCATGGCTCTGACTTCAGCGATAGGCTCCTTGTTGTCACCGAACCATGAGCTAGTTTGCTTATCGCTACGCATTAAACTGTCCCATCTTTGATCTAGCTGTCGTTGGTGAGTCGGATCAAGCTGATCGTAGCCCACCTGCTGCCGCCAATCAGCATATTGATTGAGCATACTTTCCGTGGTCATCTTGGGTGCACCCCACTCAAATCCACGCTTCTCTTCAAAGCCAGACATGAACTCACCCATTAGGGCAGACGAAGATCGAACACCAGATGAAGACATTGGCCGCTGTCGTGTACCTTGCTTGGGATACTTAGCTGCGTATGCTTCAGGTTCCATGACCATTTTAAACGTGGCCTCTTCACCTAAGCGAGCGTCCATCTTACCCTGTGCTACCATAGTGTTAATGCGATTGATTGACTGTGCACTTTGCTCAGATGCAAACTTACGCTTTAGCCAAGCATCTTGATACTTAGCCTTAAGCGTTGCACTTCTATTAGTGAACTGCTCATCAGACATAAACTGTTGCTCTAATGCTTGTGACTCATTGGCGAACTGCTGTTGTAAAGAGTTAGCATAAGATTCGTCCTGCTGTTGAAGTATTTGAATTGATGGGCTAACCTGTTGCGGCTGACCACCAGTGAAAGTTTGGTCCTGTCCCTGTGCCGGGAGTTGAGCAATATCAAATCCACCTGCCATAATAATTCTCCTAACTTTTTGTTAAAATTTTTAACCAGCTATTACAGCTGCCATGACCGCACCAGTAAATTTATCGTTGTAAACGTAACGTTTGAAGCAAGGTACTCAATTTTAGCATCAGCGTCCAGTGCAACGGTAGCGTCTGCGAACATTGCAACATTAGCAACTTGCGTTGCCACGACCATAGAATTTGTCGAGTTCACGTTTCCATTTTTCCTGAAGCGTATTCTGCTGTCAACCGCATTATCAACCAAAGCAACTTTTATAAGCACTGACTTGGCCCCTTTTGGGACTCCTACATCAGTGAACAAGTCGAGGACATGCCAATTGTTATCAGTTGTTAAGTCCCCTACTACATAGTCGTTCACTGAAGGATCGCCACGATCTACAAAGCCACCCCCGCTGCTGCCAACTGCCCACTTCATGCCACTTGTTTCCCCTGAATCAGCAGTTAGCACATAGTCATTAGTTGGCCCTGTAGCTAGTTTAAGGTTGGCCTCATCAATTATATTGTCAGCTATGGTTAAGGCCCCGCTACCAGTTACTTCGCCCGTATGCGTAGCGTTAGATACTTTAGCCGTGTTAGCGACTACATCGCTGTGGTCCGATCCAGCTGAACTTCCGTGCGTAGTGTTCAAGGCAACATCTGCATGACTAGAACCGTCAGCTGAAACATGTGAAAATGCTGATTCAAAGTTTGTCTCTTGCGTAGTTGTTATAATAGCGTTGTTACCGCCATCAGAAATATTATCAGCAGTAATTGTAGGAGTGCTAGTAAACTCTAGTGCTGTTTCGCCTCCATTTACCTGAGCTATTTTTAGTGCCTGATCTGTGTAAGCAGACGGCGTATCAGTTTGCCCAGTAAACGTACTTACCCCGCCTCCACCTGCTCCGCCGCCAGCGGTAACGTTAGGCGTAAACCCTCTTAGGTTCTGTGTAGAATGTAAGCTCCAATCATTACCACCAGCTTGCAGCACAAACGTAAACCTTGCTATTAGGAAACCTACGCCCCTAAACTGTGCGGGTATATCATATACTGAAAAGTTGCTAGGATCAGATACCGCATCATCAGGTTGATTCTTGGCGTAAACGCCAGTTGGCAGGTTCAGCATAAGGTGACTCTGCGTATCAGTTCTATTAGCAATACCCCATAGTACAAAACTGAAAGAAGCATTAGCTAATGTATTACCAAGAGCATCAAGAGTTTCGCCCCCAAGATCAGTTACAGTTTTATACGCTGCTGCTGAATCGTTGACTATATGAATGTCGTCACTAGCCTCCATATCCAAGGCGGGAAAACCTTGCCTGTGCAACTGATAAATTTTACCTGCTGTAGTGGACATGAACACTTCATTAGGAGTAGGGACAGTATTGATCGTTACGCTACCTTCCGCACCTGATGACCACTTTGCATTTTCCTGCCGCAGTCTCTCGCTAATATGCTTTACATGGCCCATTGACGTATCACTACTGGCTACGTGGTCGTTCCAGTTCTGGTTACGTAACGCCCCGTCAGACTGGGTGGTAGCCGCTGACCTAACTGATACCAGTGCTACTTTGATGTGCTCTTCAGCGGGCCAGTCAGACGTAGAAGTCACGAGCACCTTAGTAGAAACGGGCACGTACACGAAGTTAACCTGTGGCACAGTGTCAGACCCCGCTGTTAAAATCACAGTAATCGCAGGAGTAGCATCAAGTATCTGGAAACCCGTAGAAAAGTTCATGGTCAAGTTTTTAGTATCATCGTTGTTCGCCAAACTGCCAGTAATTACGCCCCCGGCAGCGGCTACAGTGAAGTTAATTGATTCTAGGAACCCACCGTTCCATGCGTTTTCAAGAATATCTTCAATTCTGCCTGTTACATTTATTGCTACTTTGCCGACATCTGCATCAGATACTTCACAGTTGCCTAGCTTCAGGATATAATTAGGATACACTGGCTGTACGTTGGTAAATGCACCTGCTTCACTGGCTGACACATATAACTGATCGCCCGCTGCACAACTAGAGGTATCAATACCCCTGACAGTCCCCATCTTCGTTACGATACCTTCAGTATTATCAGGTATATCCATTGTGGCGATACCTATCACCCTGTCAGTCGTAGTTGGCTTATCTGCCTTGGCTGGTATAATCAGGGGACGACCCTCAGCCGCACCGCTAATAAAAACAACTTGGCCATCGTCAATCTGGGAGCCTGTTTCATTGCGTGCCACTGTCCATATCTCTTGACCCGATTGGTTCACGGGACCTAAGCCAGAAGAAATATTCATAGTGTGGTCAGTAACATTCCACCATGTCCTACCTTCAGGCTCTGTGGCCGGGGCAGCGTCCAGATCATAGTCAATGTAACCGACTTTAGTAATAGAGTTGTCGTTCATGTCTAGCGGGCCAGTTAAGTTCAGCCCGTTAAATGTAGGTGTAGAGTCAAGACCGAGTATCGCAAAAGCTAACTTCCGCAGCACCCGATTAAGATTCACCCAGTCATCTTTTTGAACCTTTGGAATTAAACTTGGTGAACCCATAACTTACCTTCTCGCCTCTCTTTGTCTTTGAATGTTTGCGTTATACTCAGTGTACTTTGCGTAAGCATCATAAAATTCAGGAGTGCCAACTTGGAACGACTCATTAGGCAGTCCACCCCAAGCCCAGCTATGCCCAACTGTCATCCCAGATACCGGATCAGAGCTACCTTCAGGCATCAAAGGGGCCGCAGTAGGAGCAGCAGCTCCACCAGTTCCACCAGTGCTGCCATAGTCAATCCCAAAATCAAGACTACCAGCTGCACCCGCATGCTGCGTAGGTCCAGCGGGAGCAGGAGTAGCCGAGTCACGATCAGCCAGTCTAGCTTTACGCTCGGCCTCTCTGCTCGCAAACGTACTCATCGTTGCAGCCGGGCCTCTGTTAGCAGCTGCTTGGACACGTGAACGCTGATCGCCAGCAGCAATCTTCTCACGTGATGCAATATCGCTAGCGGCTAGTCTCTCACGCATGGCCCGTTCCTCATCAGCTGAAAGAAAACCAGCTTTAGCAAGTAGGCCCTGCATCTCTGCGGCAGATCGCATCTGTTCAGTTTGCGTTCGGAACGGTGCAGCGACATCTTGCTCAAACGCTGCTGGAATAGATGCCGCAATAGTCGTGCCAGAGAGTCCCCGGCTGACTAGTCCCTGCTGAGCACCCGCTGTGTATTTTCGCTCTTTGCCTTTGAGCGACTCGGCCCGGCCAGTGGCAAAATCACCACCAGCTTTATACGTGCCAATAACTTTATCAAGAGCTGCCATAATATCTTCAGCCATTATCTAAGCCTCCCACCTTTGGCAATTGTAATCAACGCCTGTTCCATTGCCCATGTTTGAGCAAGCGTTATATTTTTAACCTTAATGCCGCAGTACACACCACGGACTTTCCTTCTAAATGTCTTACGACTTCTGCCTGACCCTTTGGCTAAACCAGCAGCAGCAATAGGAGTTCCAGCGGCCATTTTCTTAGCCACTTCTTGAGCAGACTTACCAGTATAAAATTCGTAAGTCGCTCCGTCAGACTGTGGATCAGTCCCACCGCCACCTAGAATTAAATCGAATCCAGTAATCTTACCCTCGTCACCTGCCCACTGTGCCATGAGGAACGGCCCGAATGTAACATAACTCTCAATAGCTTCTGTGCCTTCAGTAGTATCGTCATTTTTAATAAGCTCATTGTGGTATCTGATGTAGCCATCGTAACAGCCGTACATAACCTGCCTGTAAGCAACGTCAAAAGCATTGTATTGAACAGCACAATATACGCCGCTGGTATCAGGATACTTTTCAGGGAAGAAGCCCTCAGTTCTAAAGTCATACCAGTAGCAAGAATTAGAACCATCAGCCATCTTAGTTACAGTAGTAAGAATGCCAGCCCTGCGTTTATCATAGGCCATAGTAATGCGATGCGTGTTAGGGTCAGCCCCTTCGTCACCGATCAACGCTGGCAGTCTAATTTCTGATAAGCATCTGGGTACACCACCCGGCAACGAAACTTTGTAAATACCGTTAAGTCCCCAGAAGTAAAGTACGTCATCTTCTCCCCAACACCAACTGTTAGCACCGAAGACACCAGTTGTTAAATCTAGTTCATCGAGTGAGCCACCACTTGCAGGATCACCAGTCAAATACCACATAGAATCCACGCAACCAAAGATCAGGAAATCATCTTTGTATGGGATCAACGCTGTAACAATATCACCCACTTCACCTGCATCAGTATTATTACCTGCTACAGCTGACTGAGCATCATTGATACCATATAGCCAGTCAAACGGATTAGCTTGTCTTGACATATACCATTGATGCGGTGCGAGGTTATTGCCAGAGACAACAGCTCGTCCCCTGAACAGGCAACCTAAAGTAGCTCTGGGTGGCAGTGCTCCAAAGCTAGTGCTATTTCCGTAAGTAGTCCAGTCATACCAATGTGGGCCAGCGTCTTCATTGCTATTAAGCACGAATGAAATACTTGATTCATCCGGGTTAATACCGACTACAGTTTCGCCGCTTACAAAGGTTGCCCCGGTAACGTTAGCACCGTAAATGGTACAAGCTCCACTTAAAGATGTTATGTAGTCTACTGACGTAGCCGCACCAGAAGTATTCCCAGTGAGGTAAGCCCCGAACTGCGGATAAACTCCACCGGACAGAACATCAGCAGTAGTAATTTTTTTATTTTGAAAGTCAGCTACTTTAAGATTATCTTTGTTAGTAACGAAAACTTTTCCGTAGCCTTCAAAGAGATTTAGTAAGACACCACAATCAATATCATCTGTAGCCGCTGCAAGTTCAGCCATCGTGCCCGGCGTAGATTCATACCAGAGCTGATTGTTGCCAGCTGCTACTAATTTCTTAGTGTACTCAACGTCAGTAGGTATCAAACCAGCAGGTGAAAATACTCCTGATACCTCGAAGCCAAAATCCCAGTCTATTTTGAACCAAGTAGCACCACCGTCATCTGTAAAGCCAAAGGTTCCATCAGCGTACTCATCCGAGCCAGAATGCTCCCAGAAGCACCCGTATGCTGCCAGATCGCGAACATCTGGTGCACTACACGTTACTACATATCTGGTTCCCTCTAGGAGTAATACAGGGGAGTCCAATATAAACGTAATAGCACCATAGGGAGCAGGGTCAAGGGGAAGCGTTCCTAACACAACGCTACCTGATGCTAGCTCTGGTCCAGTGGGTTCATCGTCACCATCTTCAGCAAATAATTTAGCATATACGTTTTTGTCACTGTCATCACTGATCGTGCCTCTACGCATTGGCAGCGTGATCGTGTTGCAATGTGCCGTAATTGTCGCCAGAAAAGACTGGCTTCTCTGGTCGAGTGCGTGTATGCCATCGCTACCCCATGAAGACTGTGCGATAACCTCATGTCCTGCAATAATGCTAGCCATTAGTTCACCACCGTAACTTTACAAATAGCAACAATAGGGGCAGGTTGTCCGCCGATCTGTTGCGAGTATCGTTTAACAAAAGCAGGACGTTGACCGCCTCTTGCTTTCTTATCTATCACATCATAGGGCCGACAATCTCGCATATCGAAGGAAACTGCCAAATCTTCTTCGGGTGTTGCCCGGCCCTTATCAATGCCGCCAATTGGAAATCCAAATACAGCCATGTTATCTCCAAAGAAAAATACACCCCGGATCGAAGTTGGTCCGGGGCGTACTTGCATAAATATAAATTAGTATTCCTGTGCTACACGGAACCAATCAAGTGTTACAGTGTTGAGCGTACCAGCAGCACCGCACATGTTCTCGGCATAAAACGCCAGCTCTTCACCCACTGGAAAATCAGTATCAGTAATAGCAAACGTATCTGCAAGAGCTACTCCATCTTGGTAAAATGTAACAGTAGTACCATCGAAGTAAATCCCCAACTTCGTATATGTAGTAGCAGCTAGAGTAATAGCATCGCTATTAGAAACAGGCGAGGCCCCACCACTTTCGGTATTGAAGTTAGTGTTCATCGCATCGCCGTCAGCATATTCTCTAACAAAGCCAACGTAATCCTTGTCAGCCAGTCCACCTTCATTGATGGTAAGCAATGTTCCACCTACTACCAAACCCTCTTCAGCGAAGCCAACAAAAATCTGCGAGATGGTGTCAGCAATACTACTAACCTGAAGTCTTGCTTCCATCCACAATTTCTTACCAGATACAAAGCTAACTTTACCAGCAACTTGAGCACCCTTTGGCCATGCGATAATAGAACTTTCATTATCAGTGTCGTTGGAAAGAATTACAGCACCCTTTTTATCAGCCGCCGAAGTTGCAACCGAGTTTGCAGTAGTGTCAGTTGCACCAGTCCACTTACCAGTAGTACCAAGTGCAGACGCAGCAGCAGTCGCAATGTTCGTGGCGATGTCAATGCCGTCGATGAAGTCATCGAAAAATTCCATACCAGCTTCAGCATTGTTCTTAAACTCATCTACAGGGCAGTCATCCCAAATAGCAGGACTAGGACCACGGCCAGCAGTTGTGCCGTAAGTATTAGCACCAAGAGAAACAAACTTGCTAGATGTGTCGCTACCACGATTCACCCAAAGCAACTGATTGCCAGTAGCACCGACCTTATGGAAGATACAACTTTCCGCATAATCAATTGTACCATCAACGGGCACAACTGTTCCGTAGACATGCATAATACCGTCTTCACTTCTATACATTACCTGTGGGGCAGATTCACCAGCCGGGCCACCTACCATGTTATGCAGATTAAACGCAATATTAAATTCACTCATAATTTCCTCGTTTTAATTAAATGTTACATCGTTCCAATTACGCCTGTGCAGAGTATTTCTGCCCCTGCCAGATTTATTAGTTGTGCCTAAAGAACGTGGTGCACTTCGCATGTCAATTTTATAGGCATTTTTCAAGTCTACTTGCATGAACTTAGCAAGGAAACCTCTACCAGCTAGCTCGTCCACTTCTTCTTCTGCTTGGGCCAAGCACGCTGCTTTAATAGCTTGATCGAACTGTTTGCCCGCTGGGTGCAAGTTATTTATAGGCTGCACAACATACGTACTGTCCGTAGCAGGATCAACCGCCCCAGCTGCTCCGTTCACAAATAACCAGTCAGCTACAGTAAATGTTCCAGTAGCACCCGTATAGTCAGTTACGCTAGCATTGCTATTCCTCCCGGTTCCGTCCATGATCTTAATGATCTGGCCGCTGAAATAATCATCAGGATATAAATTAGCGATACTGTCATTGACCAAAGTAGTTTCGCTGCCAGCTGTCGCTGTGCCCGTGTCCAAATGAATCTCATCGAAGTAAACGCTATATGGAAACAGAACTGTATCGTCAGCGGTAGGGTTAGGGCTGAACAAAATTTCATACCTTCTACCCGGACCAGCACCAGAAGCATATGGCTCAAGCGGTTTAGTGGCAGCGTACAAAGGATAACCAGTATTTACAGTAATAGCTCTTCGTTGCCTGATGAACGACTCGTCAACCCAGTCAATTATACCAGAGTGATTAGTGTCGGCAGCGTAAGAAATAGCACCGTCATTTGTTCCGCCAAAGTTTTCGTCAAGCGGATACCTGTGTGTGTCACCACCTACTGTTTCTACTGGTGTAATCGCGTAAGTATCATCTGCACTAGGTACAGTCCCGCCAACACTCCCAGCGGAATCGAGCCAAGCAGAAACAGTGATAGTGCCAGTCGCCCCAGTATAATCAGTAATTTCCGCATAACTTCCACTCCCGTCAATGTAAATAAACCAGCCATTTAAGTCATCATCGACATCATACGTATCAGCTAAAGTTAAATCAACCAGAGTTGCTGAATCCGCTGAATCAGCAGTTCCAGTTACACGTGTGTTAGTCATGGTCACACTCATAGTACGCTTCATCCAACGCCAGCCTTTAGGCGGGGCAGAAGCGATAAACGCAATGATACCCTCTCTTACTACTCTCCGGCAGAGATCAAGGTCATGTGAGTCAACAGGGAGCGTAGCAATACCTTGACCATCGTTACCATATTCGGCGATGCCAGCTTCTCTAGCTACTCGCAGCACCAAGCTTTCAATTGATACCGCACTTGTAGGCTCACTCATATTACTTCTCCAAAAAAAGCCCCGGACACACTACATGTCCGAGGCATAATTAGTTAGTCAATCAATTAGTACTGCTGTGCAATCTTGATCCAGTCGATCTTCATGTTGTGCCCATTGGCAACGCCAGACTCAGCGATCCACGAAAGAGTTGCAGCCATGAGGGTATTGCTGGGGAAGTTAGCATTAGCATTGCCAACGTCAATTGCTACAGCATCACCCAGATCAACACCATCGGCGAAGAATCTGATCTTGGTGCTAAGGCCAAGTGTAACGACTTTAAAACCAATGTTAATATAAGTGTCAGCTACTAGGGTAATGAGGCTACCTGTAGACTGGGCAACACCTGAAGCGGCTTCATTGGAAACAATAGTAAGATCGTCACCGTCGTCAGACAAACGAGCAAAACCGATGTAGTCAATGTCCTGCATGGTCAGACCACCAGCGGCCATAACACCACCAGCATCTTTAGCTTCCCCCGGCTGGCTCAAACCCACAAACGAGCCAGCATCATCATCAGTGATAGTACTCCACTTGACTCTGGCTTCAAACCAGAAACCTTTTTTCTCACCAATTGTAGGAGTCTTAAAAGAACCTACTACATTGTCACCAGACACGATACAATCTACATCGGCATCAGTGCCGTCAAGGTCAAGCATAAGCACGCCATCGCCATCAGCCTGAAGAGCGAGATCAACCAGCTTATCAGATTCAGCAAACGTATACCAAGGGATAACCCCATCTACGCGACCTACACTAGATGTAAAGTCAGTGCCACTAGCAGTCTCTTTGCCCACCAGAGCATTCCTGAAGTCTTCAAAAATATGTACACCTTTGCCGGGAACTTCAGCAAACTCTTCTACAGGGCAATCATTCCAAATATTAGGGCTAGGATCACGAGTATTCTCACCAGCCGCTGAACCCATTTGTACTTCGTTCATTTCAAATTCCTTATAAAATATTTTTAGTTAAACAAAAGTAATCCGCAGCAGGTTTACCATGAAGGTTCTACTACGGATTACAATTAAATTGAATTATGCAGCGGTCTTGTGCATTACAAAACCAGCAGTTCTACGGTTGATGCAAAGGTTATTATGAGCACCATCAAGGAAGACAGTAAACACGGTGTGCTGTGTACGGTCAGTGATAGGCTCGCCTTCATCCATCCAGTAACCATCCTGAACGTAAGGGATAAACTTAGCAAAGTCAATGCAATAGATAGGACTATAATCTGCACCCTCAAGCTGCGGGATGAAGACTACAGGAAGCCTATTGATAAAGCAAAGCCCACCTTCGTCTACACGAAGATTGCCAAGTACATCTTTACCAGAGTGGTTATCGTCTCTGAGATCAGCAAATTCCATCAGGTCAGCAACAGTGCTACTATCAGTATAAATACGTTTAGCAGCTGTACGCTTATCAGAAGGATCACTAATGTTGATCGGCACTTTGAATCGAGTCTTCATAAACGCAATTCGGAATGCTTTCAGCATAGAGTTGTCAACCTTAGTATAAGGAGCACAGTAGTTTCTCCACTTAGGCTCTTCACTAGCATCAATACCAGCGATGTTAGCAGTGAAGTTACCGTTCTGATACTCAGCAGCTACACCATTGAAGCCAGCAGTACTATTTACAGTACCAGAAGCATCAGTGAAGAAGTTAAGGTAATACGGAACACCGTAAGGGTTAATATCATCATTCGCACTATCAGGAGTTTTCCAAGCACGATCTTCGATAAGGTTAGCCAAGTCCCAAAGACCATCAACCCGGCGAGTCTTGAGCAAATTGACAAAGCCCTTGGCAGAGTTCTTATTCCGCATGATTTCAACTTTGTCCCAGCTGTAGTTGGTCCCAATCTGCGTCCAAGGCACTTTGATCGTGTGCATCGTTTCGCCAACAGCAGGATTATCAGTATCGTAAAGCCTACGATAACGAGCGTTACCAGTAGGGTCAAGCATAACCTTACGCTCGATCTGATTGCCACCGTCAATCTCCATCCGTTCATTCTGATAGATACGGCAGAACTCATAGTCCTGATTGTCCCACATTACTTCAAATTCCTGCTTGGGCAGATCATTCAACGTTGTTGCGATGAGGTCTACCAGTGCACTATTCTTTACACCCATTAAACAAATTCCTTAAAAAATTTCTACAACGATTTATGAAAAACACTTTACCATTTGACTGCGGCCAAACGCTCTTCAGCATTAGCGATAACATCTTTAGTAGTCTTCGCTTTCTTCGGGGCCTTTGGTGACACTTTACTATTAGGTTTAAGCGTTATACTTTTTGAACGCTTCTTAACTTTATCCATGATGTCCTTGCGAATCATCTTTTCCCTAATGGGCTGGGTGATAAGAAGGTGTGCTCTATCGAGAGCGTCCTCTACGTCCATGTCCTTACCTAACGCTTTAGCTCCGCTAATTAGCTCCTGAACCTGCTCACATACAGCTACACGGTTCATCTTTTCAGATGGCATAAGATCAGACCAATCTTTAGCACCCTTAGATACTTTACCATACGTGCTAGCGTAAGATTCCATACCCGGAGCTTTAAAGAATGCGTCGATCTTTTCACCGATCACTGCTGCTTTATCATCTTCCAATTTCTGCTGGTCAGTAGCGAGCTGACTAGTTCCTTCGGCTGGACGTTTACCAAGTTCATTGAACATGGCTTCGCTCTGTTCTTGCATCTGTTCCATGACATCAATCAGAGGATTATCTGGATCGTCAGTTCTTAGCTGCTCAAGATCAATCTTCTTGAAGCCCGGCTTATCTTTAGGTTCGTTAGGAGTAGCTTTAAGGGCCTGTTCCTTATTGTACCTACCGATATTGGCGAACTCTGTCGATACACTGTTCATCTGGTCGTGCATCTTAGCAAAGGTCTTGATGGCTAACTGAGGATCAGCCTTCATAAACTCGACGATTTCCTTCTCGTCGTACCCACTATGGATCGCAGCACGATAATAAGCATCAGTGAGTTGCGGGTCTTCATCCCCACTGTCGTCAGCTTCTTGTGCGTCCTCATCCGTGTCGTCTTCTTCGTCCGTGTCCGCATCTTCCTCTTCGTCGTCTTCCGGGGTAGATTCATCGTCATCGCTGTCGTCGTCGTCATTGTCCGCAGCTTCCTCGTTGTCGTCATCGCTATCATCTTCAGCGTCTTCATCAACTTCTTCGAGGTCATCTGGGTCAAGCTCAGTATCGTCATCAATAACTTTGTCTGCCGAAGGATCGCCGCCAAGGATTGCCATTCTTTCTTCAGCCGCAGCTTGAATCTCTGCGTCACTTTTTCCGGGTTCTGCTTTTGGTAATGCCATTTCAATTCTCCTGTTTTATTGCTGCCCGGCTTAGTTGCCGGGGGTAGGTTACACAGTAGTTATTTTCTTTACTCTCTTCCGAATTTTTCCGGGGTTCTTTACAAAGCCAGTATCCTTCAGATACTTTTCATGGTCTGAAAACTTTTCAAAGATAGGCTGGCCTTCGTTAGTCATCCTAATATTAGGATACAAAGCTTTATGCTCTGCTATCTGATCTACGGCTACTGCCATAGAGTTAGAAACAATCGGTTTACTATAAGTGTCTTTCGGAGTGCTGAACAGATCAGCAGCGAAGTCACGATCCATAAATGTCATATCACATGACCCACAAATCTCTTGAAGGTCAGATTCAGACATGGGCTTAGTCACTTCTTGCCTGTGCCCGCAGTTGGGGCACTTGTAGGAATACATCGGCATAAGTTACCTCTTCTTTTTATTCTTAGGGACTTTATAGTTCTTGCCCTTAAGCAACATTTTGACATTTCTTTTTAGATTGCCTACCCAGCCACCGCCATCCTTCTTCTTTTTCTTCGCATCCTGCTTTTCTCGAAACGCTTTATTGCCAGCACGCTTCTTAGCACCCTTCTTCCGGCCACGTTTTCCGAGGCTCTTAATATCGTCTTCAAGGCTATATGCCTTTTTAGCTTTCTTAGGTACTGCCACTTTCTTACCTCGCAATCTTTTAATATCAGCTTCGCTCATGCCTGACTTTCTTAGCCGGGCCTCAATAACATTAGTGCGTGCAGTGTCAGCCATTAGTCTCCACTGCCCCCCAGCACCTTCTTCATCTTCTTACCGACCTTTTTCTCAAGTGTTATGCTGTCAGCAGCTTTCTTCTTTTTCTTAGCCGCCTCCATAGCTGCATCAGCTTTCTTCTGCACTTCAGCCAAAACAACTTTATAAAACTTTTGGTCGCCGTTTGCAATTTCTTCAGCTTCGATGAGCGTGTCAGCTTTAGACCTGACTTCCCAACTATCGAAACCACCTATCTTATCTGGTTTACTCACTTCGCAACAGTCTCCACTCATTATAACTCATTTCCCATTTGTGCTTGAGACTGATTAGCCCCAGCTTGTGCATCTTGATTAAACTGCTGCTCTAGGGTAGGCACTTGCCCGCCACCAAAGCCACCGTTCTGCTGAACTTGCCCGTTACCGCCACCGCCACCGCTGCCATCCTTGCCCGGATTCTGCGGGCCAAGTTGGAGGCGAAGGTTCATGCGTTCCATAAATTCAGGATCGTCGAACCAAGCCATAACGTCAGCGGTTAAGCCTTGCTGTTCTGCGAGATCGGTTAGACAACGCTGAACATTAAAAGGTATCATCAACTGTGAAGCAACCATAGCAGCGTTAATAACATTAGGCATAATCTGAATTGCAAACTCTGTCATCAATCGAGCACGTGTAGCAGGATCAGTAGGAACCATAGATTTAGCACGAATCTTAAACGTGTAATCTAAGAAGTCACCCTGTCGCTGTTCCGGCGTTAATGAAATCTGCTGGAAGTCGCCACCAGTTGATCGTTTAATCAACGGTAGATCAATCAGTGGATCAGTATGGAGATACCATGCAATCCGCTTTGAAACTTCCGCAGCTGCATCGTGCACCAAACCTTGAGCGTCATCCAGACCAACAGACATATTCGACTGCATAGCCTGAGTTCGAGTCGCAGTTTCTTTTGAACCCTTCGTGGCCTTTGACATATTGCCAGCCATTTGATCCGGGTTGCCAGCCATGTAGTTAAACCACATCTGCATCTGCTGAGACATCTGCTCATTCCGGTTATTAGCTCCACCGAACGACATTACTTGTGCCGCCTGTGGGTCGCTTACTGCTACTGAATCACCATCTTCAGCATCAATTATGTCTTGTGCTTCGTCAGCGAAGGCAGGTGAATAAGCCAAAATATCCTTCTGTCTATCAGCCTGATCCATCATTCTTTTGAATGTACGGTTTGCAATCATGTGCAGGTCGTACCACAAGCTCACTGGTGCTACAGGGAGGGGATTGCCCGGCACAGGTGGTGAGAAGTTCAAGAAAACGTAAGGCCCCTCAGCAGGGCCGTGGTACGGCACAGTGCGAAGGTAGTCATCAAGTATAATTTGCTGCGGATCAGAGATAGTTACAAGTGCATCTGCCTCTGGAACCCATAATTCAATTACATCAACGTAGTCTTGTAAAGTATAAGTCTCTGAAACCGCTGAAGCTTGCTTGGTCATGCTCTCGGCCCGGCCATCAGCTGCAAATTTAGAGGTGGGTAGTTTCATAACCATTTCTTTATTATAACTCTTGTCATCTAAGAGCTGCTGTCGGGGAACTCGAACCCTGCTCCCAAGGAACGTAGACTTTCGCATATCAGTACAAGTAGGATCAAACACAAAGTCATCGAGGTCAACGATCTCGGCGTACACTTGGCCGGGGTCGATGTTAACATCACCATCAACGATCATGTTCTCACTTGAAGCAAGACTGACCTTCATAACGCCAAATGCAAAAATAGCCGACACAACCCAAGCACGCATAGTTTCTTTTAGCTTGAGATCGCTGACGGTCTTGTCAATAGCGAGGCCCAGCATATCAGCGTAACCTTTATACACTAGATGCTCAGATGAAACTTCAGTGATAGGATTTTGCATGACCATATTAGGCACGTAAGTTTTTACAGTGTTGAAGATCAGGTTGATTGGTTCATCACCAGACATTCCTTGCTTATCTCGGTAGTACTGACCCACATATTCTTTCAGGAACATTGCCCTTGCTTTGCGATATTGTTGAATGCGTTCAAGGCCACGCCGGACTACGTTCTGAAGTTTTGCAGGTGTTAATTCTTGTGGCATATCTTAACTCCCAAAATCAAATTTATTACGCCAGTTTCTATTTCTATTTTTCTTCTTGGCACTAGCACGTTTACGCTTTCTGTCTCCAACGGAACCTTCAGGATAGTCAGGCCCTTCATGCTTGGCTGTCCCATGTTCTTTAGAGTCCAGTGTCAACGCATCAGCAATAACAACATCGCCGTGAGTCTTCTTAGCGTTAGCATTTTCTTCAACGAGTTCAGCAGGTCCAATACCTCCATTCTTATAATAGATGTAAGTCTCTGCTTCTTCAAGGCCAAAGATGCTGTGGTTGATATAACCACCGTGGGCCAGTGCCCTATCGTATTCAGTAAGAAGTTCTTCTTTGGCATCACGGCTAGAGTGCCAGCCATACTTGCTAAGTTTCTTTTCTGACTTGTCACCAGTCTTATCCATGTAGTAACAGTAAGGATATTTGAAAGCTTTGACAAGCTGTTTACCGAAGTCAACGCCGGGACCATTCTTTTCCCACTTGATTAGCGGAAGTCCTTTAGGTTTCCTGCCACCGCACCAGATAGCTAAGGCAACTGCTGTCCTTGCCATTGCGAACGGTGGAGTATTAGCGTCACGCCACTCAGCGATTTTCTCCCCAGTCTCTCTACACTTGATAGAGATGACAGAGTTTGAAGCTCCCTGACCTTTGCCAATGTCACAACCGAAAACATAGGTCTTAGTTTGATCTGGCCTACCATGAACAAGGTTGCACCAGACACGCAACTGACCGTGCTTGCCCTTTGTTATCTTTACAGCTTTATAGTCTCTGGCTCGTATCTTAGAATATACCGCAGAGTCAGCGATCTTCTTGTTCAGATGAATATGGAACCTGTATTTAGGCTCGCACCCGAACAAAGCAATATGCTTTTTAATATTGTTAAGAGTAAAGAACGTGTCACCAGACTCGGTATCTTTCATATCAACTTCACGAGCCATTTCCTTCGGTGATCGTTGCTTCTCTTCTTCCTTATACCACGGTGAGCTAATATGATAAGCACCAATTTCATCTTGCCACACATATCGACCGCAACCCTTATCCGGGTGCTCCCACCAAGCCAGCTGAAACACTTCTATTTGACCAGACTTTTTCCAGCGAGCATACTCTGTACCCGGTCCAGCCGGAGTAGAGTTTACAATTCTAAATGGTGATACGTCCTTAGTCGCAGAACGGATCAGTGAACCTTTTTCAACCTTCGCAAATTCATCTAACAGAAGTACCTTACGTCTGTCACCTGAGCCAGCGTTCTCATTTGTTGACTCTCCATCAATACACGCACCGTTAAGAATGTTCTTCATGTGCATACTAGTTCTATACTTCTCGCCGCTACGCACACCGGGCGGGACCATCCATTCAGGTAGCCAGTTATTGATGTAGTCATGCTTTTGAAATAGGGCCTTCATATTACCGGGCTGATCCACGTAGTCTTTAGTACGAGACATCTCAAGCAGCTGTGCATCATCAACGAACAGCCACACCCAGTGCATAAAGGCTAAGCCACACCAGCTTGCACCCATGTCACGAGACTTATCAATAAGAATTGACGTAGGGTTTTTTAGCCGATACAGTAACTTTTCAAACAACTGATCCTGAATGTCCCACGTTATAAAAGGTACGTGTTCGTTTTGGACTTCGATTTCAAAACCAGTTATAGGATCAATATCTTTCTGGTGGAATGTCCACAAAAAGGTATTGATCCAAAATAGCAAAGACTGTGAACATGCAGTCATCAAGTCCTGCTGTAAAAATAAATCGTTCTCTGCCTTCTTCAGCAAATTTCCACGCCAAAGAATGTTCTCTATCGGGTTCTTAGGAACTTTTATGCCCGTAGTGGGACATACCCAATACCGATCAGTTAAGGGGAAGGGGGTTGATAAGCTAGGTTTCAAAGTTTCTACAATACCCATTAGCAAGCCACCCCTCTGTGTATCTTGACATGTTCCTTTTCAGTTATAAACTGAATGTTACCCGGTTCATAGTTACCGTTGCTATCAATGCACTTGCTACATTTATTTTTCATCGAGTCCTCCTGCCGCAGCTATACGCTTCAGGCCTTGCTCTGATACTTTAGATGTCGTGGTAGGTCTACTGACCGCATCTTCTACAGCGGTGCTAACTCTCCCCTCCATGCGATCCATTAGAATAGTAGCCATCTTAAAATCAGGTTGATGTTCGACTGTCTTGGACGCACCATCTTCTGTAAGGATAACTTCTTTGTAACCCAGTGCCAGTCGCCACATCTTGCGGGCTAGCATTTCAGCCTTAGTCAACATGCGATCATCGGCACTGCCTACACCTTCGAGGAACTCTGTCTCTTCTTCAGCGATCTTCCTAATGAACTGGGACAGCATACGTCCTGCTTTAGCATTGCTCGACATCGCTTCCCCCTTCCATTTTTTCTTATTGATCCAGTTCCATAGTTTTTATTTTTTCATCCACAGTGTATCTAATAGCGTGAAGGTTATCTAACACCCTGCGTTTCACCACAATCAACGGCTCACCCTCGACCAGTGGTAAGTTCAACTTAAGGGCCACGGCCCCCGACGCAAATTTTGATTTACTGTCCTGTTCAAAATCGCCTAGTGAGAAGTGGCAAATAGCAGGTTCACTATTTAGCAGCGACCTTATTCGCCCCAGTTCTTTGTTGAATTTTTCCAGTTCTTCTTCGTGCATAATTTATCTCCAATAATCTAGTGTTCCATTTTACCCGTTGCAAAATGCTTCTCTAATTTTAGCTTCACTATCAAATTTAAAATAGGCCACTGCAATATCGAGTGCGTCTAAGTCATCTTCGATAGAATGCTTCGGGTCAACAAAGCGTATATGCGAGTCGGGGTGAAGCTTCGACATCGCTATCTGTATTCGTTCTTGTATCTTGCTCAGTTCCATAACAAATATCCTTGCGATGAATGATCTTGTCACCGGGTCCTAGCTTAACAGGTGGCTTAGATTTTCTGGTGTACTTCTCCGGGTTGACTTCAAAATCGTAGAAGCCATAGCCAAGTGCAGCCAACATAAACGCCACCATTGCGTATACTAAAATGTCTTTCATTAAAACCCCCATGATTCGTTAAGTCCTGAAAATTATATTAACTTTTTCCGTGTTAACCCCAAGAAATCTGAGCAGGTTCGTGTTGCTAAGTGCGAGTCTATATTCTCGGTTCTGTATCATGGGGAAATCTGTATTAGCAGCATCACCCAGAGCAGCATCAACAGTAAAGTACGTTGGCCCTGCACCAGTTGCAGTGAATATAGCTTCTATGCACGCCTGATCTGACCCGCCAATTTTAGTCCCGACAGGAATAGTTACAACTTCAGTGCCGCCATCGTCACTTATTCTGCTAGACGGGCGGATATTTTCATTTGTCAAAGGATCAACTATTTTTACGTTACCTTGCATTAGAAATCTTCTCCGGGTAAAAGTATTTTACTCTTTGGTTTATTTTTACCAGCTGCTAGCTCAGCAAACGCTTCGTTAACAAAGGCTTCCTTCGATATATCCTTGCCCTCCACTGGAAATTCGTCATATAATCTTGATAGCATTTCCTTGGCCACTTGTTCAGGCTGTTCCATAGTGAAACTCCTTATGATCTGTTTCAGTTAAATACTCAATATTATTAGGTTCGTAGTGCCCAGTGCTATCTGGTCTGTGGCAAACTAAACCACGTGGATCAATGCACAACACTTTTGTAACATAGTCATAGAACGCTTCAGCTGATTTGAACATACACTTAATACCTTTGCCGCCGTAACTCTTGTAAGCTCTGGCTTTAGGGTTTTCACACCTAGCAATTATGTTGTGGTAAGCCCTATTGAGGTGGCCCCGTATGGTAGCCTGATACTTATCAACAGTGGCTCTAGCCTTGACCTTACCACTTTCTGTTCTATGGCATACCAAGACTGCTGCACTTGAGCATGTTCTGCACCGGGCAGCGAGGCCACTGTTATTACGCTTCTCTTTCCCAAAGAACTTTGAAGTAGCAGGTAGCAAATAGAAACACTTACTGCACCTTTTTCCTTTTGGGCTGTTTGTACTTGGGTTTGACATCGTATCCTCTAGCTTTCTTTAAGGCTAACAGATCGTGATAATGGCTATGCCACTTCTTCAACGTCTCCGCTTTGCTTATTATCTTCATTGGGCTGTTCCGCTGGAAGGTCAGGTTTACTAACTGCAAGTTTCTCAAGCACCTTATTTAAAAGGCCACCAAGAAAACCATCGTCAATATCATTGACCATCTCTTTGATCGCACCGAGAACTTCAGGCTCACCTTCAACAAAATGGCTAACCGTTGTACTAATGAATTGTTCGACTACAAGGTTGCCGTCCAGCTTACCTTCTTTGATAGCCTTAACAACAATGAGAACCTGAATTACTTCTACAGCTTTAAGTTTCATAGCTTACTCCAAATGTTCATCGACGTTTTTGCCAAGGTCAATGCCCATATAAATAGGTGTATTCTTTTTCAGCTCGGAGAATGCAATCTTACGCATGTCTTCCAAGTGATCTTTAGTTGCACTAAGCTCACCCTTTGAACCTTCTTCGCCCGGCCTGAAGCCAAGTGAGTAAAGTTCATCGAACAATTTCTGTGCCATATCATTAGACATGTCAAACAGTGGCGGTGGGTTATCTCTGAAAAGATCATCCTCTGTAATGCCCTCTACCACCATCGACTTGACTATCCCAGTCAGCTCGCCTCTGTCATTCAATGCGTCTGCGAAAAAACTGATACGCTTAGTACGCACTGAACTTCTAAAAGCATACAGCTCAATGTTCATACCATCTACTCCATTTATCATAGCTTACTCCTAATAGTTGTTAAAACCGAAGCAGTTATGCTTCAACCTTTTAGTAGCGGTTCGGTGGGTAGAAATTTCCTCTGGTGTTGCACACCTTACATGCTGTGTACCCTGCGGCTCGAAGTAACAACGATTAGCGTAACCTTGCCCAATTCTTGCCCCGCACTTATAACACACATTATTACTAGCCATTATAGTTTAAACTCCTTCATACATAATCGTGTTAGCGGGTACTCAAAAAGTTGACTTACAAATTCGCTATTGCCACCTGCCATTTTAGTTTTGCCCAGTGTAGCAATGTGGATCATCTCGTGGATCAAAACTTGAGCCGGAGATATATCATTCACTTTGCACTGTTTATTATTTAGTCTTATGGCGGCATTGAAGCTACTGTCATATACAAGAACTTCACCTACAGTTTTATAAGTGTCAGCGTGAGTTTCTAGCTGAATGTCCCAGTCCATGAGCCTCAATATTTTCTTTGCCCACTTTAAACATTGGAGTAATTCACGCTTGGTCCATTTATCATATGGTAATTGGTTAACCATCGTATTTTTCTCCATTAGTTTAACTTACTTGCCGGGGCCGTCCTTCAGATCAGGATTATTATTAGCTTGATCTCTTTATAGGTTAATTATATGGTCATCTATCCATAATCCCTTGTGAAAAAACATACCCCCTCTATATAATACCCACGACCTTCCCAAATTGTTCACTATTGCCAGAAAAATCTTATAATATTTTGAAAATAGTTACTATTGTTGTCATTTTCCTGAAAATAGTTTATACCCTGTATAGGATAATCCTGACATGTACGAATATCGTGCTATTGTAGACATATTTCCCGGATACGTTTACGCCACGTACATGTAGTAAAAATAATACAACTCACTATGCTAATATTGTATAATAGTGGCCCTAGTAGACCTGAATATAATTATACCTATGATAAAAATATTACAATATTTATGCGTTCCTATTAAGGGTCCCATCGGCCCACGGGCAACAGGGTCAAAGGTGGGACCGGGGGGATTAGACCTTTGGGCCTACACACACTTGCGTACATCTCACGCATTATATCTCTATAACTATACACTATAGCACACCTATAACCTCGTACACCTGTAAAACTGCGTTATTAGGCTTAGAACGCCATGTCTAGGACAAACGTGTTATAACCATATCATTAGCATCATTAGACTGCACACTCAAGATGTGGCGTGCACACATCCAGAACACACCTTAAACCCTTGTTACATAGGTAGTTATGACGATATGCACACTGCACACACACTTTGAGTTACTTCCATATAAACAGGGCTACTACTGTTACACCTACTGGACTACTACTATACCCCTATACCTCTTTTATACTTATACACTAACATTAAGAAAAATAGAGTTGAGTGTGCATACTGCTATATATCCTTATTATTACTACACTTACAGTGCACACTCAAATTAGCCGTTAGTGCATATCCTTGTTATTGTATGTGTTACAGCCTATCCTTATTGAGTAGCTCTGAGTATATTTAATTATTATTGAACAAACTATTATAATGGTTCGTAATGATATTGTTATGAGTTTATTTAATTAAAGATAAGGTAATAATGATGAAATACTGTTTTGGCTGTTATACTAACAAACCTAATACACTTGAATATTTTCACAAGAGCGTGCAAAGTAAAGATGGATTGTCAACACGTTGTAAAGATTGTCGAAACAAATACCAGCGTATACGCTCAAAAGATAATATGAATAAACTCATTAAATCAGGTTATAAACCTTATTCACACGCACTTGCAAATAAATATAAAAAGATTTGAACAAAATAAAACACAGGCAGTATAAGTATTTGAAGTATGTAGTTTGCTCTTTACAATTAAATAATTGAGGTGATAACGTGAAAATGTCAAAAGAACTGTATGACGATATTAAACTGGCAATCAATGCAGTCATCAAAAAGTTTGACGTTGACCATATCAAATGTCACAGGCGAAAAGTTAAATATACTAACAATCAGTTTATTTCTTTTTGCTGGTCAATGTTTCATTTATCAGGATATGATTACGACAAATGTTATTCAGCTGGTTTAGTGGATAATCACATCGAGACGGCACTGAAAAAGATTTTGATTGATTACAAATAATTATTCGATAACATTTGAACAAAAATAATTGCTGATCGTATAACTAACTGAAACAACAAATGACAAAGTACGATGAATTAAAAGGAGTAAGTCTTATGAATAAAAAAATGTAAAATGCTCATTCGGCGGTAGTCGGGTTAAATTGTCTTTGACTACCACCGGATCAATATTTTACGCTCATTAAACATTCAAATAATTTTAGGAGAATTATCATGGCATGGCAACTGATAAATTGTGAAGCACAAAATTGTACGATGGATGATAGTAAGCATTACACAGTAATCCATTATTGCGGATCAGGTCAAGTGAGATGCGACATTATGCGTACCTCTGAAGGTCAAGACGATGAGCCTGTAATGAGCTATAAGGGTTACTTCAAAGACGTTAGGAAATATGTTGTAGGCTTTTTGAGTTATGCTTACATTAGTTTAGAGCACGCTAGTTATATCGGTGAAGAGTTGGCACGTGCCGATATACTCAAAGAAGCATACAAGCAAGATTAGACCAATTGTTTTACCCATCCTGTGTAGTCTTAACGGGTTACACAGGACTTATTAAACCGAAGGAGCTATCGTGAAAGAATTTATAATTGACTTTGCAGGTAGACCAAATGGGGCAATCGGGATTCTATGGGATCACCGGGAAACAGTTCAAGCTGAAAATGCTTTAGAAGCTATAGAAAAATTATCAGATGGTTATGAACATGTTAGCGTCAAGGCCGTAAATGGTATTGAGTGCACAAGGCGTAAAGCTGGCGTGAGGTATGCAAAAGTGAGTGGCGAACAATTTGAGCTAAAAGACTAAACCGGAAGGAGTAGGATCATGGGATTAGACTATGACAATATCGCAAAGGGTCAATACGTAAAATCGGAATTGGCAAAATCGAAAGATGCAAATAGTAGTGTGCGAAGTAATATAGGCGATCAGTGGTACTTACATGTTATCGCCGATATGGTTAACACAAAACAAGTAAGTGAGCAAGAGTTTGCGAATATATTCCAAGCTCACACAGAACCTTTTTACGAGTAATTACCTCCTAAGTGATTAAGCCTGTAGCAGTGCTACTTCTGGCATGGGCCGGATGGATCGGTTGCGATACTGATAACAGGTTTTGAAGTGATCTTTTAAAACTAAACTGAAGGAGGTAGGATCATGCTGGTAAAAGAATGCAAATTCAAAGGTAGTGTATTCGGCAAAGCGAATTTTATGACACCTACGATATTAGGCTTTTACGAGTGCGGTGATTACTATGTTGAATTGAGCACAAGCACTGGCGGTGTTGAGTTTTCAGGTGTCGAAAGAATGTTCGGCGTAACCGTAGCAAAGGACCGGGTGCACTTGCACGATATGTCAAAATGTTTTGGTAGTCGTGATGAAGCGAATGAGTATATGCAGGAGTTAGCTAATCTTTAAACTTAAGGAGGTAGGCTCATGGGTGCAAACCTAACGAGTGAAGAGCGTGACCAGTTTGCAATTGATCTTTACAACGAGACGCTGAAAGCAATTCAAGGTCAAGATCGAATACAGATAGTCGGGATCATGGTTAGACTTAGAGAACAGGTGATAAATTCTGACTTGTTTGATAACTATGCTTTGAGTTGTAAGCTGGATTTGGTATTGAATAGCATGATCCGCACAAAAGAGATTGAATTTGCAAGCGGGTTTGAAGGTGGAAATACTGTTATCGGATTCTCGATATTCCAAAAGGGGTAGACCGATGGAAGTAC